ATTGACGAAGAAAGCGATCAGAAATGGCTAGTCGATCAAGCGCAGATGGTTCCAGTATTGATCAAAGCTATTCAGGAATTAACTGCACGTATCGCAACACTAGAAGGAGCTAACTAATGGTTACATGGACAATCTCAACGCTTGAACGTGAGCTATCTGACGGTGGCGTTATTGTCGCACACTGGCGAGCTACTGATTCTGAAACCGTAGGCGAAGGTGATGACGCTGTAACCTACTCTGCATCATCATACGGCACTTGCGGGTTTTCACCAGACCCTTCAAGCCCTGACTGGGTAGCCTATGACAGCCTCACGGAAGCTGATTGCCTCCAGTGGTGCTGGGACAACGGTGTGGACAAGGACGCTACTGAGGCATCTCTGGCGGCTAAGATTGAAGCTGACAAGAACCCAACTCAAGGCTCTGGTGTTCCCTGGTGAATGAATTAGAACGCAACCTAGCTCTTGAGGCTCTAGAACGTATCGCTACGCACGAAAAAGAATGCGGTGAGCGATGGGGCGAGGCTGTGGTAGAATTAAAAGAGCTACGCAAAGCAACGGATGCTCACGCAGCACGATGGGAAAGACTAGCTTGGCTAGTTGTCACAACATGCGTTGCCGCTTGTATAGCTATTTATTCAAAATAGGAAATAAATATGCCGACTCTGAGAATTGATGATCGTGACTATGAGATTGATGATCTTCCTGAAGAAACCCGAGCTAAAGTAGGCCGAATGCAAGAGATCAATGCCCAGATCCGATCACTGAACCTTCAGATTAATGAACTGCAAACCGTGTTTCAGGCTTATGTCAACACGGTGAAGGACGAAGTGAATGGAGATCAACGACAACAGCAATCTGACGATCCAGCTGAGGAATCTAGTTAGTTTATTAATTGCGACAGCCGTAGCAGTTGCAGGCTACGCTGAACTCAATTCCCGCATCACTACGCTGGAACACGGGCAGTCTATTCAGGATATGACGATCCGTGAGAATGCGTCATTTGTCCGTGAGTGGCCGTTAGGACTCCGTGGTGCGCTTCCTGACGATCTTATCCAGAATGCTAAGATCATGGCCCTAGAGTCTAAGCAGGCCGAGATAGCCCGTTTACAGGATCGGATGAACCAGCTTCAGATTGACATCAATAAAGTCTCTGGAGTCAACGAGACACATTCTGAAAAGCTGTCTACGTTATTTGATATCTGGAATTCGCAGGTGGTGGACAAGTAATGGAATACATTGAGCTTATATCCGCTGTCTGGCCTATATTTCTTGGGTTTATTGTATTAGTCCTGTCAATCGGAAAACTGATGTCCAGAATGGACGTGGTTGAAGAAAAGATTAGGACGTTGTTTGATTTGTTTAACCGTAGATAAGGAGAACGTTATGGGAATTTTTTCATACCTAGAGATGGTGCCTGTGATCATCGCAGCAGCATCTAGCCTCGCTGCAATCACGCCTACACCGAAGGACGACGAGATGGTATCCAAGATCGGCAAGGCTTGGGCCAAAGTCTATAAGGTGATTGATATCTTAGCTCTGAATATCTTTAAGGCTAAAGATAAGTGAACAACCTGCGGGAAATGCTGAAAAGGCATGAAGGCGTTAAGTCTCATGCCTATACCTGTAGTGCGGGAAAGATCACCGTCGGGGTCGGTAGAAACATCGATCAAGATGGTGGCTTGGGATTAAGTGATGATGAAATCGACTATCTTTTGGATAACGACATCATCCGATGCATCAAAGAGCTTAACTCTGTTTTCCCTTGGTTTAATAGCCTTGACAATGTTCGCAGCGATGCTGTCGTTGATATTTGTTTTAATCTCGGTCTTCCAAGGCTTATGTTATTCCGTAATGCACTGGCTGCAATGAAAGAAGGCGACTATGAGACAGCCGCTGACGAATTCTATGACTCTAAGTGGGCCAAACAAGTAGGCAACAGGGCTATTGAGATCTGCGAGATGATTCGCAGCGGTACATATAAGAAGGCCCCGAACGGCTAGGGGAAGGATACCGAACGGGGCCAGGAGCAATCCGAGCAGTATATCATTGTTCAAGGGGTTGCATGGTAAACTATTTCTGCTACAATGTCCGAGGTTTAGTTGACAGGAGCAAGAAATATGAACCAATCGGAGCAAGTAAACGAGCTATTCGCTGCAATGGCGAAGGCTCAGGCTGAGATAAAGAATCCAGCCAAGAACACGAAGAATACCTTCTTCAAAAACGAGTACGCTGATCTAACATCAGTTCTAAATGCCATTCGTCCAGTTGCATCATCCCATGGTTTAAGTTTCATCCAGTCCGTGGATATGATCGATGAACGCGTGACGGTACAGTCTCAGATATCCCACGGTTCTGGTCAGTGGATTCGTTGTAGTGCGATGGTTCCGCTATCGGATAACGTCAAGAACGTTCCCCAAGACATCGGGATCATCTCTACCTACATTCGTAGATACCAGGCTCAGGCGATGTGGGGCATCAATGCTGAAGATGACAATGATGCTCAGACTTTGACGGATAACTCTATTGGGATTGAGAACATCTCAGAGAAGAAAGTAGCGCACATCGATGCGTTACTAGACTCTACAAAGTCTAACCGTCAAGCGTTTCTCAAAGTCTATGGCGTTGAGAAGATTGAAAACCTAACCGACAGTCAGTACGACAAGGCAGTCAAGCAGCTTCAGCAGAAGAAAAGGGGACAGTAATGAGACGACGCTTTTTAGATTGGGGATTCTTCATTGAGTCAAAAGACTTCATCCGTAAACCTGACTTCCAGCGGATGTATCGATGAAGATCCACAACGTTGAGCAAGGGACGCCTGAGTGGTTCAGGCTCCGCTTGGGTAAGCCTTCAGCATCCAGGTTCAAAGATTGCGTCACGGGTACTGGTAAGCTTTCCAGCAGTGTAGAGAAGTACATGCACGAGCTTTTAGCCGAAAGACTATCGATGAAACGGTTTGAAGGCTTTGATACTTTCCACATGAAGCGTGGCCGTGAACTAGAGCCTCAAGCGGCTGATGTCTTTACCTTTCAGACAGATTTACCCTGCCGAGAAGTCGGGTTTGTAACTGACGACAAGGAAGCCGTCGGTTGCAGTCCTGATCGGTTAGTCGGTGACATAGGGCTAGAGATTAAATGCCCGATGCATACGACTCAGGTGAAGTATCTGATTGATTACCACAAAGAAGGCATCATGCCGCCAGAGTATTATGCCCAAGTCCAGGGAACAATGTGGATCATGGATTTACCAGAGTATTGGTTTATGTCCTACCATCCAGATCTACCTAATCTGATCATGAAAGTCTCACGGGACGATAAGTATATCGCTGGTCTTCAAGCGGCGATTGAGAAACTACTTGAAGATCTAGAAACTAACTTTCAACTCATAGGAGTCTAAAATGCAATATGACAATCGGGGAAAAGTAAGCCTGTGGAAGAACGACAAAGGCGGCGATAAGCAGCCAGTCGTCACAGGTAAGGTCGTTGCCCATCGGGATATCAAGGAAGGGGAAACCCTGGATATCGCCTTGTGGAAGCGCGAAGACGCGTCTGGGAACCAACCAGTGATGACTGGTAAAATCTCAGATGCATACAAAAAGGATGATGGTGATGACCTACCGTTTTAACTTCGGGAAGGCTTTACGAGTCATTCAAGCGTCCAAAGGGGTCAGTTCAGTTGAACTGGCCCGACGCCTTGGTCTGACAAAGCAGCAAATATCACATTGGAGGTATAGGGAAGATGCCAAATTATCGCTGGTTGCTAAAATCTGCAATTGTCTTGATGTTAAAGTCTCTGAATTCATGGAAATTGCGACTGAAGAAATTCTTTAAGCAATTGTGGCTAGAGGTTAAGTGGTTCGTCGAAGACGTGATAGCGGAGATCAAGAGATGAACGGCATCTTCTGGATGATCAGAAATCGGAAGGATATCGATCAAGTCTTGAAGTTCTTCAAGAAATTTCTTGATGACTGGGATTACTCACGTCCGATAGCTTGGAAGATTGAGCCTTACTCTGCGACTAGAAGTCTGAGTCAGAATGCTTTGTTTCATATGTGGTGCGGGGAAATGGCAGATCACTTCTCAAGTAAGATCGACATCACGCCAGAGAAGATGAAACTACTGA